AGTGCAGCAACTTATCATTTGGAAGCCTGACACTAAGAACCCTACTGACTGTGTAATGGCCTTATGGTTTGCTGTTATTCGATGTAGAGAACTTATGCAAACATCAAGCAAGATTGGTCAATACCAGAATAACAGATGGGCTACCAGAGCGCAAAAGGCTGGACGTGGTTCACTTAATTTAGACGAGGCCTTTGCAGAGCAATGGCAAAAAACTTACGGATAAGGATATACTATGGCACTTCCAATGATTGCAGCAGGTATTGCTGTAAGAGCAGTAGCAAAAAAACTTGCAACAAGAGCAGCGGGTGGCATTACTGGTGTTGGTGGCAAAAGCGTAAATCCAGTTTACAACACTCCTTCTTTAGCAAAAATTCAAGCAAAAGGTGTTGCAAAACTTGCAGGTGCTGGCGCAGCAACTGGTGGATTCACACAAGTTCCAGCGGTAAAAGAAAGTATTAAGCGTCAAGTAGAAGAAGCAAATAAAAACAAGCGTAAATAATCGTTAGGACGTAAATGGCATTAACAATTGAACAGATATCAGCACGAGTTCAATCTCTTCGATATCGTAATAGCGAGAGAGATGCTCGCAATCTAGATGTCCTTGCTGTCCGTAAAGGTAAAATTTCTGAAGTATACCCAGATTTCTTTCCAGATGGAGTAGACGCTAATGTCGTGGCAAATTTTATTGATATCGTTGCCAGGGACCTTTCAGAGGTTATGGCACCTCTTCCTGCGGTTAACTGTTCAGCCGCTAATCAGGTCAGTGACCGTGCTCGTACTTTTGCCGATAAGCGTACTCGTATTGCTAGTAATTATTTTTCACACTCAGACCTCTCGGTCCAAATGTACTCAGGAGCAGACTGGTATATAACCTACGGTTTCGTTCCATTTATTGTAGAGTTAGATGATGAAGCAAAACTTCCTCGCATCCGTATAGAAAATCCAATTGGTGCGTACCCAGAGTTTGACCGCTATGGACGATGCGTTGCGTTTGCAAAACGTTACACAATGACACTTGGCGAGTTAGTAGCACAATTCCCAGAGTATGATAACATACTGCTTGGCGGAATGGGATATAAGCAAGACCTAAATGGTCAAGTAGAAATTATCCGTTACTACGATAAAGACCAATCAGTTGTATATGTTCCAGCAAAAGATAATTTAATTTTATCACAAGCCAAGAATCCTCTTGGTAAGATGATGATAGTTGTAGCACGTAAACCATCTATCGATGGTGACTTACGTGGACAATTTGATGATGTACTTGGAATTCAATTACTCCGCAACCGTTTCGCCTTATTGGCAATGGAAGCAGCGGAGAAATCAGTACAGGCACCAATTGTACTTCCACAAGATGTACAAGAACTCCAGTTGGGTGGCGATGCGGTTATCCGTACTGCCAACCCAGCGGGTGTTCGACGTGTAGAACTTACACTACCACAAGGTGCATTTACAGAACAAACATTACTTAACCAAGAACTTAGAGTTGGTGCTCGTTATCCAGAATCACGTACTGGTAACATTGATGCATCTATTGTTACTGGTCAAGGTGTACAGGCTCTTATGGGAGCATTTGATACCCAAGTTAAATCAGCCCAAGCAATTTTCGCTGCTGCACTTCGTGATGTTATTAGTATCTGTTTTGAAATTGATGAAACAATCTTTTCAGAAGAAAAAACAATTCGTGGTGTAGATTCAGGCTCACCATATGAAATTACATATAAACCAACTAAAGACATTAAAGGTGATTATTCAGCCGATGTTCGTTATGGAATGTTGGCAGGACTTAACCCAGCCCAAGGTCTTATCTTTATGCTACAGGCTCTTGGAGGCAAGTTAATCTCTAAAGACATGGCTATGCGTGAGTTACCATTTACAGTTAACGTAACACAAGAACTTGAAAAGATTGAAATTGAGGATATGCGTACAGCGTTACTCAGTGGTATCACAGCAATGGCTCAGGCTATTCCAGCGATGGCGACACAGGGACAAGACCCATCAGATATGGTAAATAAAATTGCTGCGGTTATCAAGGCTCGCCAAAAGGGACAAGCATTAGAAGATGCTATTGAGGCCACCTTTGCACCGCAACAACAGGTTCCTCCTGCTGGCGCTTCTAATCCTATGGTTGAGCAAACGTCCCCTGCTCCCTCTGGTGCCCCAGTAGGAGGCCCTTCTCAAGGCCAACCAGTTGAGTTACCTCAGCAACAAGCCCCAGATATTCAATCAATTCTTACAAGTTTAACAGCAGGTGGCAAAGGAAACGCAAGAGTAGTAACTAGAGGTTAATTAGGTAGGGGACATGACAACAATAATTGGATTAGAGCACAAAGACCGTTGCTTCATAGTTGCTGATAGCCAAACTACTGATGCTGATGGTAGAATTTATTCTCATCCAGAAGTTAAAAAGATTTCAGAGAATGGAATGTTTTTAATTGCTGGTTCTGGTGAAACTCTTCCATGCGATATAGCGCAACATATTTGGGAGCCACCAACTCCTACTAAGCAAGACAAAGAAGATTTATATCATTTTATGATTGCAAAGGCAATGCCATCTCTACGCAAGTGTATGACAGAAAATGGCTACAACTTTGATGAAGATACTAAAGAAAATAGATTTCAATTTATTATGGCTGTTGGTGGAGAGATATTTGATGTTGACCAAGAGTTATCAATAAGCAAATCCGCAGATGGTGTATACGCTGCAGGCTCTGGTGCAACATACGCACTAGGTGCTTTATACGCTGGAGCAGATGCATATGAAGCGATGGAAATTGCATCTAAACTTACAGCATTTACAGCAGGCCCATATATATCAAAAGAACAACCTAGAAAAATTAAGTAGGAGGAATAATGGCTGAAAATCGTGGAGGCTTTCGCCCTACAGCACCGCAAAATAATCCAGCAAATGTTTCCGCTACTGGTGGAGCAGGACAATCTGGAACTCAACCTGCACGTTACATTCCAGGTATGGGGTATGGTAAAGGTCAAGAAACGATGAACCAACAAATGGCTGCGCCAATGGCTGGCCCAAATAAACCAAAAGGTTCAACTCCTAATCCTCTTGTTGCTGGACTTAATCCTATTACTCCTTTAACTGCCCCTACAGAACGTCCAGAAGAGCCATTAACTGCTGGTATGGACTTTGGTCCAGGTGTTGGTAGTGAGGCACTTAATCTTCCTCGTGAGCGCTCACTATCTGAAATCCTTGCATCAATGATTGACATTGACCCAACTGGAGAAGTACAAGACCTTTACAACTTTGTATTATCACGAGGTCTTTAATGACCGAGAAGGAAAAACCATTAGTTAAAATTGCTGAGGCCTCTCCTGGTCTAGCAACCGCAACAGCGCAAAAGAACTTACCTAAAAATGAGGTTAATCAACTTTCTGCGTTAGTTCAGTTACGTAACATGCATAATGAACTTACTTCATTATCACAAGGTGATGCTTACAGAAAATTTCAAAGCATGGATAAAACTACCCGTGATGCTTTGGTATCAATGTTTAATCCTAAATATTCAAAAGAAGATAAAGGATTCTTTGGAAATATTTTAAGTTCCATAAAAAGTTCAGTTTATTATGGCGGTGGAACAACTGTAGATTTAGCAAAAAACCTTGCATCTTTTAGCCCAATGGGTGGACTTGCTGCAGTTACCGAAGCAGTTAAAGGTGGAATTGTTGGATTAGGAAAAGAACTTGCAGAGACTGAGGCTGGAAAAAAAGTAGTTACTCCTGTAGAAAAAGGATTAGAACTTTTAGTACGTCCTCAGGAGAAACTTGTTAAGCAACCTTACATGGCTGCAGCCTTAGAGACTGATGGACTTGCTAGAATTGCTGCATCTGGTAAATACGTATTAGAAGGATTTAAAGAGTTATTACCTGGTGGTGAGGACGCACTTCCAACCGATAACTCAACATCATGGAAGAAATACTGGGAACAAGCATCTGACCCAACTAGAGTGTTTGATGAAAAAGCAGTATCTGAGTTCAATAAAGACTTAACTCCTGCTGCTTCTTTTGTTGGAAGATTTCTTGCATCTAAACAAGATTTAATAGAAAATTATGAATTATACCAAGATAACCCTGGTGTTATAGATTTAATCAATCGCTACGTAAGTGGTGAAGAAGCAGCAGTAATTGAAGTTGCAAATGCTGTCGCTAGATTTGAAAAATCTAAAATCAGCCCAGGTAGAGATGCTGCTCGTGCAATAATTGGTTTGCTTCCACACGAGTATGAAAAAGCAGTGTTAGGTGACGGTAAAGCAAAAGCATTATTTACTGCAATTTCTGCTCCAATAGATTTTACTGTAACTTTTGCTGCTGACCCATTAATTATTACGGGCAAAGTAAAGCGTGGATTAGATGTTGCAAAGTATGGAATTATAAAACTTGGTGAGGGTTCAATATCTATTGAAAAGGCATTTAACCTACCAAAAGTTAGAGCATATTGGGACCAAGCAGGAAAACTAATTGAACAATACCGCAATGGTGATTTAGTAGTTAAGTCTCAGGCTTTAAATCGTTTACAAGATAGATTTCCTGAAATTAACGTAAACGTAGTAAATGACCTTGCTAATGCCGATGTACGTAATGCTGAAGATGCCTTAACATATTTTATTAATGGTAAACGCTTTTTAGATATTATGTCTGGTCAGGCAGGTGTTGCTGGTAAAGACCAACTTATGCCAAGAATTACGCTTGGTCGAGCAATTGGTAATAACGTAAAAGATTTAATCTCTAAAACTTTAGGAACTGAACGTTATTCAGCATTAAAAATTGGAAAAACTAAAGAAGATTTTATTTCTCAATTTTCTGATAATCCACTTATGTGGGCAGATAAAATTGGATTTGAAAAAACTGGTCTTGTCTATACAGCAAAAGATAAGTCAAGACTTGCTAAAATTGATAGAGTTGTTAGAACATTTTCTGTTGCTCCTGCAAATGAACGTATCATTAATATTTCCGATGGCTCAAGTGCAACTCAAGTTTACAGATTAGCACGTACAGTTCTTGATAAAACATCATCTGGTGCCTTTAGGGCAGCCTGGTTAACTGCAGACGAAGGTCAACGCCTATTAATGTTTCAGGGCTTAATTAAAACTATAGGATTTGGTATGGGCCTTAATCTATCTGATGAAGGTAGATTATTGCTTAGCAAAATTGATGATATGTCTAGGGAACTTTATTCCCCAAGCCAAAGTGCAGTTGACGTTGGTGGCGATTTAGCGGATGTTCTTAGAATTGCTAAAGGTGGTGCTGCTGTATCTGCACCAAAGGGTGTACGTAAAAAAGTACAAGAAGCAATTAATTCAACAAATGCAGAGGGCAAGGCTGTTCGTTTAATTGCTTCTGTAAATGCAAAAATTGCAGAACATACTCAACGTTCAAAAGCGCTTAAGGCTGATAGAGTAAATGCAATTGCAACTGGAGATTATGACCGTATTCGTGCAATTGATGACGAATTAAAAATTGTTAAAGCCAGATTAGGTAAAGAATTAAAAAACAAAAAAGAACTTAAAGTAAAAGTTAAAGAAATTGAAAAAAGTCAACTTGACGAATTCGAAGATGTTGACAATGCTTTTCTTGATAGATTCAATGCTGGCCAGACCGCAGATGGAACACCTCGTGCTGTCCGCCAATATCAACTAAGTAACTATCGCTCATTACCAAATTTTGTAGAATGGCGTGAGACAGCGCAACGTGCTGGAGTTATTACTAATCTTTTTGGCAAGGCTACTAATGCAACTTGGATGAAAAAATCTGTTGATGCTTGGTCTTTTGCAAACCTTTATCCTCGTCTTGGACTTCGTTCTTCCGTAGAAGAAGTTGGAATGTTTGGAGTAATTGCTGGAGCAGAAGGTTTTGGTAATTATCTTAAGGGTCGACTAGTATCCAGAGAATTACGGGCTGCAACTCCTGCTACACTTAAAACAACCGTTTTTAGAGAAAGAGCCGTAGAAGATAGCAGATTAGGTTTTGTCCATAAAACAATTCGCAATATAACAAAAAAATCTTATAGCAAGCAACAATTAACTGCAATGGCTGACAATCCAGTAATGTTGGGACAGGCTGTGGCAAAATCTTTGATTCAAAGCAGATTTAAGTTTCGCATCAGTAAAGACGAGGCTAAATACGCTGGAGACTTTGCAGAGTTTAACGGTCAATCAATATTAGATGAACTTAATGGTGCGGTCATTAGGGCAGAACGTCCTTATGGCGAGGCAGAAGAAATATCTAACTCGCTAAAACAGTTTGGCCCGTCAGTAAGATTTAATGTTCAAAATCAAGAAGCATTAAAAGGTTTAACTTTTAAAGGTGATTTTGGTGAATTTTCAAGCATGGGCGACAAGGCAATTTTTCAATGGTTGTTTGAATTAAATAATACAGTTGGTCGACCTAATGGTCAATTTGGAAATATTGTTTTGTGGAATGCTGGTAAAAAGCCTCAAGAAGTAATTGACAAACTTGTTGCTTACATTAAGGGTCCTGGAAACGATATAGCAAAGAGATTCGCTATATATGCCGAAGAGGGTGCGGAATCATTAGCCAGAAATATATATCTTGATGCAACCTATGCTTTGCGTGATTTTTCTGGCCGCATAAACATGGATTTAGTTACCGCTATCCGCAATAAGGGTGGTATGGATAACTTTACTATTGATGACTTGGTTAAATTAGATAAACCTTTTGCACGCCCAGAGGTTCTAATGGGAAGAGAAATCGTGCCATTGGCAGGAAAGTCATTCTCTGAAGTAATGTACAGAGTTATTAATTCTGGATATGGTTGGATGGGTAAGCAAATTGCTTTGCTTGACAGAGAACCAATTACTATTGCTAACTATATGATGTTTCGTAAGCAACTTAAAAAGACTGAAGAAGCAACAAAGAAAAGTCTTATGGCTAACAACCTAGACGAAGCGGGTGCTGATTCAATAGCCCGATTCTCAGCACATGAAACAGCCATGAATCTTGCCCGCAATAGAACTTTATCATTTGTTGATAATGGTGAGGTTCGTACAAATTTGGCATATAGCCTTCGTACACTTGGTCGTTACTATCGTGCTACCGAGGATTTTTATCGCCGTCTTGGTAGATTAGTAAAATATGAAAAACGTGGTATAGTAAGATTAGCCATTCTTAATCAAACATTTGAAGATTCTGGCTTTATACATGAAGATGATAAGGGCCAGAAGTATTTTACTTATCCAGGTGATGATTTATTTGCTGATGCCATTATTAGAACATTAAGTTTAATGGGTATTACGTCATATACCCCAATGCCAGTTAATTTTGGTGGTTATGTGAAGATGTTAACTCCATCTTTGGACCCTGAGTTTTGGAATCCTGGACTATCTAACCCATTTGCATCACTTGCTGTGGACGCAATGAGCAATTTACCATATATTGGTGAGTATATATCTGGAGTTGAGAAGGATATTACTGGTTCATTAAATCCAGATGCTCCAGCATGGGAAAAAGCAGCCCCTGCAAACTTTAAAAGAGTATACAATTTAGCGGCTGGAAATATTGAAAACAATGAATCAAGGTTTTCTTCCGCAGTAAAATCAATTAAATTACTTGTCTCAACTGGCAATGGTCCAACTAATGCAAGTCAACTTCAATCATTTTATGAAAATGTAGCAACTCAAGCAAGAAACATTGATGCCGTTAAATTGGTAATGGGCTTGGGAACGCCTGCTTCAATCCAGGCTTTTGATACCAAAGATATTCCTAAAGAACTTATAAACTCAGGAGTATTTACTTGGGATTCAGAGTTTCAGAAGTTCTTAAAAAAGCATGAGGGCGACCCACTTGCTTTATCTAAAGCGCTTGTAGATTTTGCTAAGTTATATCCGTCAAAAATAGCATATACTAATTTTGGTAGAGATACTGAAACATACGCTTCTTTCCGAAAGACTATTGAGGCCGAAAAGTTTGTTCGCAAGAACGAAAAGTTCTTAATTGAGCATAAAGATGCTGGGGCGTTCTTCATACCAGCAACTGGAACAGATGACATTAACTCATATCGCTACTTGAAGTCAAAAGGTTTTATATCAAATAAACCTATTAACCCAATAGTAGAAGATGGAAAAAAGAACTTCATACGTGAAGTAGCCACAACTGGTGCTAGAATTGCATACTACGCACTAAAGAATGAGTACGAGGCTAAGATTAATGCTTCCATCAACCCTAATGAGAGACGTTACTATAGAGAGCAATTGGCTGCTCGTAAAAAGGGTCTAGAAATTGCATATCCGCTTTTATCGGTGCAAATAAGCCCTACAGCCGAAAGTAATAAGCGTCGTGTAGAAGTTGTTGATGATATGAAGAGATTAATAAAATCTGGTAAGGCACCAGATAAAAAACTTGCAGAAACCTTTGCTGCAATGATTTCTGAATACGATAAAATGAATAGCATTATTTCTAGAGTACAAAGTTCTTCAGACCAAGCAGATGCATTTAAAAAAGATGCTCGTTCTGATACTAAAGAAATTTTGGCCAAATTGGCTGAAGGTAATGCAAACGCAATAACATTTTTTAATTCAGTTCTTGACCCATTGATTGGAGATTAAGTTGCCAGGTAGTTATCAAGATAAAGATGGTGATGGATTAGTTGCCTGGTATCCAGACCCAGCAATGGAAAAAGAAACTCCCCCAGCAGGCCAAGACCCAGCATCAATTGAAAGTCTTGTAGATGATGCACCTAAACAGGGCACTAACACACAAGAACCAATAAAATTTGCTGAAGCAGAACCATATGCAAGTGTTTCTTCTGTGGGAGAGGCTACAGCCGAGTTTACGACAGCGTTTACCAATATGTTTGGAGCGTCTGCCCCTAAAGAACTTGCAACTGCGTATACCAAAGAATTGCAAGCCTTGCAAGCCTCTCGAACCAATAAAAAAGTTGGCAAAGATAAGAATATTGTTATCCAAGGAGTTTCTCCTCAAGAACGTTTAAATATTTTAAATAAGTATTTAACTAGTTACGCTACTAGTATCACTGGTTTAGCAAAATTAGGTGATGCTAAAGCCTCTACAGCATTGCAAAAAGGAAACTTTGGCGTTGCTTATACTACATTAAAAAATGCTTATTCTGAAAATGGAATTCCAATTAATGCAGACTCTCTAGCAAAACTAACAATTGAGTCAGCAATTACTCCAGATAGACTTAAGGCAAATCTTAATTTAATCAATTTGCAGGCTAAAACATATTTCCCAGCCCTTGCAGACAAAATTGATAAAGGCTATACAGTAAAACAGTTACTTACCCCATACCTTCAAACTAGAGCAAATATACTTGAAGAGGATGCAGATTCTATTGACCTAAAGGAACTGCAGGGCGTAGCAAAAGACCCTAAAGGTTTAATGGGGTTATATGATTATGAAATATCATTACGCAAAGACCCTAAATGGAGATTTACAAAAAATGCTCAAGACTCTCTTGGTGCTTTAGCGAGAGACTTGACTAAGATGTTTGGATTGGCAGGCTAATGGCAAGAAAACCAACAGAAGCAGATTTATTGGCGTTAGATTTACAACGTCAACTTGCTGCGCTTAATGCTCAGCCAAGTCCAGTTGAGGTTGTAAAAAATATAATTAGTGAAAAAACACCTATTGCTTCATATGAGCAAGCAAAGTCACAATTTTCAGAAATTAAAGACCCATTAGTACGAGCAACTTTAGAAAGAATGGCTTCTACTGCAGATGTTCAAGCAACTAAAGTTGCAACTATGGCAGATGCACTTGGGTATGAAGTAAATCCAAATACTGGTGCTGTACAGCCAAAAACAGTTACTCCAACCCCAACACCACAAAGTTCTACACTAAGTACAACTCCCACATCTGGAATGACTACAGCAAAAATAGATGCAATTGCAGCAATTAGTGCATTGTTATCATCTTATGGTCTTGGTGATTTAAGTGGTCCCGTAACTGAAGCAGTTCAAAAAGGTTACTCAAGTGACACTATTCAATTGATTATGCAGGACCCTAATAGCAAGGACCCATTAGCGGTTGCATTTCAAACAAGATTTTCTGCAAATAAAGTTCGTGCTGCAGCAGGTAAAGCAGTATTAAGTCCTGGAGAATATTTAGCAGCAGAGCGAACATATGCTCAAGTAATGCAATCTTATGGAGTTGGAAATCTTGCTAAGAAAGAAACTTTAAGTAATTTTATTGCAAGTGATATTTCAGCAGCAGAAGTTGCAGACCGTGTAGGTTTAGCAATAGATAGAGTTAAGAATGCTGACCCATTCACAAAGGCTGCATTAGCAGAGTATTATCCATCTTTAAATCAAACAGATATTGTTGGTGCATTGCTAGACCCAACTGAAGGTTTACCAGCATTAAAACGTAAAGTTCAGATTGCTGAAATTGGTGGAGCAGCAGCAATTCAAGGACTTAAAACAGGTATTGCGTCAACTTCTGAACTTGCTAAAGGATATGAGAATGTTGTTACTGGCGCATTAGGCGCTGAAGCATTAGCAGCATTTGGTATTACCCAAGAAGAAGCAAGAAAAGGTTACCAAACAGTAGCAAGTATTGCTCCTAGGGCAGAGTTCCTATCAAGCATAACAGGTGGAGAAGATTATACAAGACTTCAAGCCGAACAAGAAGCATTTCTTGGATTAGCATCTGCTAAAAGAGCAAGAGAAAGTTTGACCGCACAAGAAGAAGCCAGGTTTAAGGGACAATCTGGATTAACAAAAACTAGCCTCACTGAAACAGGTAGAGGTCAGTTCTAAATAGAATCCTGACGTGAATCCATCGGCCTCACGCAGCGTATTAGACCGATAGCAAGAGCCAACCTATTTCCCCGAATAGAATTGAGGCTTGCGACTAACAACGAATAGAAAGGGTGGTTGCTATGAGCAACAATTACTGGGATGAAGAAGACGACGACCTAGATACAGAAACAGATACACAAATGGATGGAAGTGACTTACTTAAAAAGTTACGTAAAGCCAAGCGTGCAGATGAAAAACGTATCAAGGAACTTACTGAGCAACTTGAGACATTTTCCAAGGCGCAGCGTGAGAGAACCGTCAAAGAAGTCCTAGAAAAGAAGGGTGTCAATGCAAAGGCTGCGAGACTTGTTCTTAAAGACTTAGAGGATGTTAACGAAGAGTCAGTTAATAACTGGCTTGATGATAATGCAGACCTATTTGGAATTAAGATTGACAAGGAAGAGCCAAGAGTAAGTGAGATAGATAAAGCAGCCTTAAGGCAGCAAGATATACTCACACAAGGTGCTATGACCCCTGACAGAGCAGAAGACTTAAATCTTCGCATCGATAATGCGGATTCAATGGACGCATTGTTAGATGTACTTCGCTCACAACAATAATTCCGTTCATAGTCACTTGGAGGTGACGAAATGGCATACGTATCAACAGCCTCTGATAATCTCGGAGGTACCGCTGGTGCTGCTGGTCTAGTACAAAAGGCATATGACCGTTTACTAGAGTTCGCTCTCCGTTCTGAACCACTAATTCGTTCAGTCGCAGATAAGCGTCCAGCACGTCAAGCAATCCCAGGTTCAACTGTAGTTCTACAACGCTACGTTGACCTATCCGCAGCAACTACCGCTCTGACAGAAACAACTGACCCAGATGCAGTAGCAATGTCAACACCAACCTCAGTAACCATTACTCTTGCAGAGTACGGTAACTCAGTGTTGGTAACTCGTGCATTAGAGTTATTCTCTCTTGCAGATGTTGACCCTGCAATCGCAAACATTATTGCGTTCAACCTTGCAGATTCTATTGACTCCGTAGCAATGACAGCATTGCGTCAGGGTTCAAACGTAATCTACTCAGGTTCAACAGCAACTTCAACAGCAACAATTACTGCTGCTGCTACATTATCATCTGCAAACCTACGCAAGGCTGTAGCCAAGTTACGTGCTAACAAGGCTGTTGCTCGTAAGGGCAGCCTATACTGGTGTGGTATCCACCCAGAAGTTTCACACGACCTACGTGCTGAGACAGGTTCTGCAGGATGGTTGCTTCCTAACCAATACGGCTCTGCACAAGACCGTATCTGGGCTGGAGAAATCGGAACATACGAGGGTGCATACTTCGTAGAGTCTCCACGTCTATACAACGCAACAGATGGTTCTTCATCTGCTCGTGTATACCGCACAATTCTTTGCGGACAGCAAGCACTTGCTGAGGCAGTGGCAGAAGAGCCACACGTAGTCATCGGACCAGTAGTTGACCGCTTGATGCGTCACCGCCCAATGGGTTGGTACGGCGTATTAGGATTTGCTCGCTACCGTGAAGAGGCACTATACAGAATCGAATCAGGTTCTTCAATCGCTTAGTTGATTGACGGTAGGGCTAGGGGAAACTCTAGCCTTACAGTAAGTTCATTAAGGAGAATAATGGCAGATTATACATTTACAACACCTACTGTAGAAGAAGGACCAATCGGTAAACATCGTCTATTCTACTTCTATAAAAAAGATGTTGGTATTTCTGTAGTAAAACAAAATGGTTCATACAAAATTAGCCGTTATCCATTAGACCCAAGTGTAGAAACATATGAAGAATTCTATATTGGTGGTCATAATCACGTAGTAGATGATACTACCAAAGCAGCACTAATTGCTGGTGGTATAGGAGTTACAGAAGCAAACTTTACAGCAGTATAAGGGGATAAATGAAACACTGGGAACATCATCCAGAACCAATTGATGGATGTTTTGGATGTAAAGGTTTAGGACTTCAGATGAATTCTGGAGATGCTAAAAGGGATATTTCAGATAAGAAGTGGACGTCTGAATTACAGGCTTACAGAGATGCAAGAGCGCAAGGAATACAGCCAGCAGGAACAACTATGCGTCATGTACAAGAAGCGCATAAAGCATCAGAGATTTTAGGCAAAGCGTATAATGCGGACACTATGCCTAAGACTAAAGATATAACTCAAAAAGCCGCAGCCGTAATGAAAGAGATAGGACAAATCTAATGCCAAAAGTAGGAAAGAAGAAGTTCCCATATACCGCCAAGGGCAAGAAGGCTGCAAAGGCTTATGCTAAGGGTGAGAAGATGGAATCAAAAGCAGAGAAGATGATGGAAATGCGTAAGGGTATGAAGAAGATGGGTAAGAAGAAGTAAAATGGCTAACCCTAAACCAACTCCAAAACCTAAAAAATTAACAGGAGAAGCAGCAATGAAAGAATATCAAAAGCAAATATCTCCTAAGGGTATGGCTTCAGCAGAGGCTGCTGCTAAGAAAGCAATTGAGCAAAAATATCCAAATATGTTTACACCAGGAACACGGACAACTGCTGGTGTATATAGGAGCAAATAATGAAAACAAAAAAAGGAATGGGCTTCAAAGCAGCACAGAAGCAAATTGCGAAAAAACAAGGTATCTCACAGGAACGTGCTGGAGCAATCTTGGCTGCAGGTGCGAGGAAAGCCAGCAAGTCAGCAATTAAAAAGAACCCTAACCTATTAAAGGTTAAAGGTGTAAAAAAAGCAGGACGAGGAAAGTAATGTCATCGGGTCAACGCAAGCGCCATGACGGTTGGAATAAATCAATTATGCGGGACGGTATGATTGTTATTCTTCGTAAGGATGGAACTGAAAAAGTTCGCCTTGACCCTAAGACAAAAGAAACAATTAAGGGGACTAAGTGAAAAAGAAAGCAAAGTCTAAAGTTAATGCTGCTGGGAACTATACCAAACCTGGTATGAGAGCGGCATTATTTAAAAAGATTAAGGCTGGCTCTAAAGGTGGAGACCCAGGAGAATGGTCAGCCCGTAAAGCACAACTACTTGCAGTTCAATACAAGAAAGCAGGCGGAGGTTACAAGTAATGGCACTTGCTAAATCTCAACAATCACTTAAAAAGTGGACTGCTGAAAAGTGGAAAACATCTGATGGTAAACCATCTAAAGGCAAGAAGAGATATTTACCTACAGCAGCATGGGCTGCTTTAAGTCCTGCAGAGAAGGCAGCAACCAATAGGGCTAAAGCCAAAGGTAATGCTAAGGGCAAACAGTTTGTTAAACAACCTAAAAATATAGCAAAGAAAACAGCAAAGTATAGGGGCAAATAATGGCTGATTCAAGATTAAAGAGAGCGGGAGTATCTGGCTTTAACAAGCCAAAGCGTACACCTAATCATCCTAAGAAGTCACACGTAGTAGTGGCTAAAGTAGGAGATAAAGTAAAGACTATTAGATTTGGTGAGCAAGGAGCCAAAACGGCAGGTGCTCCTAAGGCTGGCGAATCAGAGCGCATGAAGATGAAGCGTAAATCTTTCAAGGCAAGACATGGAAAGAATATTGCTAAAGGTAAAATGAGTGCAGCCTATTGGGCGGACAAGGTTAAGTGGTAATATGAGTACCAAGGGGACGAAAGATTCTGTAGCACTAGTATGGTGTGATAACGGAATGGTAGATGGTAAGTTTATGCAAGGCGTAGCAGATGTAATGCTAAAGTCTGGCGTAGAATTTGCTACAACATTACGTAGCCAAGGCAACCAAATTGCTAGACAAAGACAGACAGTAATTGATTACTGGTATGATAAGACTGATTACGAATGGCTACTATGGGTAGACTCAGATGTAGTAATTAGTCCAGAGAAGTTTAGATTATTATGGGATAACAAGGATGTTAAAGAACGTCCTCTAGTTACTGGAGTATATTTTACTACAGATAATCCTGAGGAACCTTTAATGATTCCAATGCCTACAGTATTTAGTTTTGTTAATGATGGAGATGGTGGCTTTGGATTATCCAGAGTACATCCACTACCTGAGAATAAACTGATTAAGGTTGATGCTGCAGGGTTTGGATTTATCCTAATGCACCGCAGCGTAGTTGAGAAGGTAAGAACCGTAGCACCAGATGGACAGGTGTTTATGGAGATGGGTAGAGGAACTAAATTTATAGGCGAAGATATATTTTTCTTTGCACTATGCGATAAGGCAGAGGTTCCACTCTATTGCCACACAGGAGCCACTGCTCCACATATGAAACGTTTTTCATTTGATGAACATTATTACAAGGCATTCTTTGGTAAACCTAAGGAAGAGCCTAAGTCAAAACTTATCACCCCTGATAAGAAAATCATTACACCTAGATAGGATAAACAATGGCACTTGGTAAAGCAGGTAGTAGTTTAACCGCAGAACTTAATCGTCTTGCTGGTACAACTGGATTAGATGAGCAAGGGGCAGCAAATGCCTATGCTAGCACTACTGGACTTGCCACTGTTGGTGCTTTAAATATCAAGGCTGAGGCTAATAGAACAAGAGATAAGTTTAAAGATATTGATGGAATCTGCAATGAACTTGCAGGAACTACTGGCCTAGCAGCACCTGCTGCATTACGGAGTATAGACCTCTAATGACAACTACATTAACAGATTTAATCAATGAGGTTCAAATTAACCTTGCTGGATATACATACCAACAAGATAGAGCAACTCACTTAACCAGTGCAGTTAGTACCTTAACATCACCATCTACATCTCCTACTGTATTATCTTTAGGCTCTACTGAAAATCTAGGTAAAGGTGTAGTTGAGATTGATGAAGAGTTGTTATGGGTAGATTCATTTGACCGTGTTGCTAACACAGCAACTGTATCCCCTTATGGTCGTGGCTATCTAGGCACTACTGCTGCTACACACACAGCAGATACTAAGGTTACCATCTCACCTACATTCCCACGTTATGTAATTAAGAAGGCTATTAACGATACTATTAATGCTGTTGGTTCTAGCATATTTGCAGTTAATGTAACTACCTTTACATTCAATGCTGCTCAAACAACTTATGATTTTGATGGATTAAATATCCAAAACATTCTTTCAATTATGTGGCAATCAGTTGGTCCATCACTTGAATGGATTCCTGTGCGTCGCTGGTCTTGGGATTCTAAGGCAGATGCTACAGCATTTGGTGCTACTTCCCAAACAGTAACCATTGGAGATTATATTACTCCTGGCAGAACTGTTAAGGTTGTATATGCTACTGACCCAGTTCCATTCACTACTAATGCTCAAGACTTCGCAACACAAACTGGACTACCAAACTCTTGTAAAGATGTAATTGTATTGGGTGCTTCTTATCGTTTGCTTACTTACCTTGACCCTGCACGTGCTGCTCAAGTTAGCCCACAGGCAGATGAGACAGATAGCAAACGTCCTTATGGTGCTTCACAAACTGCAACAAAACAACTATACGCCCTGTATACACAACGCTTAAATGAGGAAACTCAAAGACAGCAAACTGCATATCCAATTCGAGTCCACTACAGCCGATAGGTAAATAAATGACAACACGCAAATACTCCTCACGTTCACAACAGACAACACTGTCTGCAGCATTAACTGCTGCTGGTACTTCTGCAACAGTAGTATCAGGAACCTCATTACTAGGTGGTGCCACGATTTCATCTGGCCAAACCTTTACGGTGGTGATAGACCCAGATACAGCGCTTGAAGAAATTGTAGATGTAACGGCGGTCTCGACCAACACTCTTACTATTACTCGTGGTATTGATGGCTCAACTGGCGTAGCCCACTCTGCTGGTGCTGTAGTACGGCATATGGCAATTGGTAGAGATTATCGTGAAGCCAATACACACATTGAAGCATCTTCAGGAGTACACGGTTTAACTGGTTCCGTAGTGGGAACAACAGATACCCAGACTCTTACTAACAAAACAATTGATGCTGCAAGCAACACTATCAGCAACATTGCTAACTCTAACATTTCAAGTTCTGCAGCAATTGCTGACAGTAAACTTGCTACAATTTCAACTGCTGGCAAAGTAGCAAACTCTGCTACAACTGCCACATCTGCTAATACCAACTCTGCAATCGTAGCCCGTGACTCTTCTGGTAACTTCTCTGCTGGTACTATTACCGCTAACATTACTGGTAACGTATCTGGTTCTGCAGGTAGCACAACTGGTAATGCTGCTACTGCTACTACATTAGCAACTGCTAGAGATTTCCAATTAACTGGAGATGTAGAGGCATCAGCCGTATCCTTTAATGGTTCTACTTCAGTTAACTTAGTAACTTCTATTGCAACTGGTTCTATCGTAAACGCTGATGTTAATGCATCTGCTGGAATTACCTATGGTAAGTTATCTCTTACTGGTGGAATAGTAAACACAGATATTTCTAATAGTGCTGCTATCTCACTAGGTAAGTTAGCAACTGACCCACTAGCCCGTGCTAACCATACTGGTACTCAAACAGCATCAACTATTTCTAATTTTGATACACAAGTTCGTACATCTCGTCTTGACCAGATGGCTGCTCCTACTAGCGCAGTATCTGCAAATAGCCAAAACATTACAAACCTTGCAACACCTTCCGTATCTACAGATGCAGCAACTAAAGGCTATGTAGACACAGAGATTTCTGCTCTTATTGATGGTGCTCCTGGAACATTAGATACTCTTAATGAGATTGCTGCTGCTCTTAACGATACAGCCAACTTCTCAGATACAGTAGTCCTTAAGTCTGGTTCTACAATGACTGGTGCTCTGACATTATCAGGTGCTCCATCATCTAACCTACACGCTGCTACAAAGGCTTATGTAGATGCTGTGGCTGGTTCTGCTAGTGCTGCTGCAGCCTCTGCTGCCGCTGCTGAAGCCTCATATGATTCCTTTGATGATAGATACCTAGGTGCTAAGTCAACACCGCCATCTGTAGACAATGATGGTAATGCGTTAGTAACTGGTGCTCTATATTGGAACTCAGTATCTGCAACTATGTTTGCTTGGACAGGTTCTGCTTGGGGTTCAATCTCCTCAACTGCAGCAATCTACCGATACAAGTTCGTAGCGTCAGGTGGTGAGACTTCAGTATCTGGAACAGATGCTAATGGTTTAACACTTTCATATATTGCTGGTAAAGAGCAAGTATACCTAAATGGTGTTCTGTTAGTTCGTGGCACAGATTATACAGCAAGCAACGGAACAAGTATTGCTTCTCTTGCTGCTTTGGCTGCTAGCGACATTCTAGAGATTATTACCTTTACAGCCTTTGACTTGGCTACAGCAATTGATAAAGCATTGTTTGATGCTAAGGGTGATATTCTAGTAGCAACTGCTGCTGATACACCAGGTAAGTTAACAGTAGGTGTGGATGGATATGTTCTAACTGCAGACTCAGGTACAGCAACTGGTCTAAGTTGGGCAGCAGGACTTCCTTCACAGACTGGTAACAACGGTAAGTATTTAACAACAAATGGTTCTTCAGCCTCTTGGGGAGCCATTACAACAGACCCTAATCCACAAATCTTTATGCTGATGGGAGCGTAAACAATGGCAACTACATACAAAGTGCTGGGGCAATTAAACCCTTCAGCAACAACCGCAACAACTCTATACACAGTACCCTCTGCTACTTCAACAGTAGTATCAACAATTACTATATGTAACCAAGCATCATCTGCTGCTACATATCGTATTGCGGTACGACCAGCAGGAGAAACTTTAGCAGCCAAACACTACATTGTGTATGGTGCTACAGTTGCAGCCTCTGATACAACAACCTTAACGCTAGGTCTAACCCTAGCAACAACAGATGTGGTTACAGTATATGCCTCATCTGCAAACCTATCCTTCAATGCATTTGGAAGCGAGATTGCGTAATGGCTACAGGTTCAGTAAGTGCAATAGACAGAGAAGAATGGCAGTTAATTGAAAGCAAGGCTGCTTCTGGAACAAGCGTAACCTTTAATGCTTTTTCTGGTTATAAGCATTTATGGTTAACTTGTAAGGCTATAACTAAAAGCGGTGCAACTCATATTGCTGTTAGACCTAATAATAATACAACAGTAGGTAATTATGCGGTAGTAAGAAATGATGGTACAGATAGTCAATTTCTTGCAAATGGCAGCACTTCTTCTTCCCAAGCAGCAAGTTTTCAAATTTTTGATGTAGATAAAACTACCCCAAAGCGTGTTGCTACTAGTTATAACTCAGGATTTCCTCAAAATGACCAAGATGCATTTATTGATACTGTAGCCGTAACCAGTCTTGTGGTATATACAAATGATGGCTCATCGACATTTACTGGCGGAACTTTCTACCTATACGGAATCGTGGCTTAAACTATGGCATCAGGTCGTCTATCTAAAGTTAAAGGTAAGATACTAGACATACCAACACCGCCTACTATTGGTACGGCTACTGCTGGTGGAGAATCTGTATCTATTGCCTTTACTGCTTACTCAGGTGGTGCAGGTGGACCAACCCGTTCTTATATTGCCAAGTCTAATCCTGGTAATATAACTGCTACTGGTTCAACTAGCCCTATCAATGTAACTGGATTAACTGCAGGAACTTCTTATACTATCTCAGTTGCTGGTGTTAATGAGACTGGCACTGGCGAGTATAGTTCTGCAAGTGGTTCTGCTGTTCCTACAGAAAGTGGTAATTATGAACCAATAGCAACTGTTACCGTTGGTTCAGGAGGAACTTCATCTATTGAGTTTGCTTCAATACCGCAAACCTATGTTCATTTACAAATTAGAGGAATATCACAACAAACCAATAATTCTGGCGCTAACTGCACTATTAGATACAATAATGATTCAGGCAGTAATTACAATTCCCACTACTTTGGAGGTAATGGCGCAAGCGTTGGAGTTGGATATTTTCAAAATGCAAGTACTACAAGTGCTTATGCGTTTGATAGTGCAAATAATGGCAACAACGCATTTAGCGGATTTGTTATAGATATATTTGATTATTCAAATACTAATAAAAATACTACCAATAGAAGTATAAGCGGTTGGTCAAATAATAGTAGTAGTGAAAATTTATCTATGATGAGTGGTATGTGGCGAGATACAAGTGCTGTAACAAACATTAAGTTGCAAGATTATAGTGGTGGTTCTTTTGCACAGTATTCACATTTTGCTTTATACGGAATACAGGGAGCATAATAATGGCTAAAACATATACCCCAATAGCAACAACTACTTTAGGTAGTGCAACTGGAACTGTAACTTTTTCAAGTATTCCCAATACTTATACTGACTTAGTTTTAGTTGCTACTCGTAGATTTGACAATGTTACTACTGGTTCTCAAAATACTCATATTAGATTTAATGGAGATACTGGCTCTAACTATTCTAATACATATCTTGTCGCTGGAGTATCTTCAGGTAGATTTAATAATATGAATGAACTTTATACTTCTGGTCCAGGAAATGAAGCCAGTGAAAGATATTCTGTAGATGTTTGGAATTTTTTTAACTACTCAAATACAACTACCTATAAAACCATTTTTTTCTCTTTTATGTTTGCGGGAGAAATGAATCAATTATGGACAGGTCTTTGGCGTAATACTGCTGCAATAAACACAATTACTATAACTGGTAGTGGTAGCGCAACTTTTGCAGCAAATTCAATGTTCACACTATATGGAATACAGGCGGCATAATGGCTACGTTTAAACTCATAGAAGGTAAAACTTTAAGCAGCGCAGTAAGTAGTGTTGAGTTTGCTTCAATACCACAAACCTATACTGATTTAAAATTAATATTATCTGTTAGAGATACTTATGCGGATACTAGAACAAATTTTAATTTAGTTATAAATAGTAATTCAACTAGTTATAGTTGGTATGGTATGTATGGCTATGGTAGTACTTCTGGTTCTAACTCTGGTTCTGGTAGCGGATATAGAATTTATGGAAACTCTATAGCAGATAATAATACTGCCAATCTTTTTAGTAATGCAGAAATTTATTTTACTGACTATACTTCTACTACTAAACGGAAACCAGCGTATTGTTATTCTGTTGTTGAAAATAATGGAACTTCTAACTTTACAGAAATTGATTCAACTATTTTTAATGATACTGGAGCAATAACTAATATTGTTATAACAAATTCTGGTTCATCTAATTTTAAAGTGAACTCAACCTTTTACCTATACGGAATCAAGAACTCATAATCAACTAAGGAGAAACAATGCCAACTAAACTAATCGTGGACTGTTCCACAGGAGTAACTACTGAGGTAGAACTAACTGCCGAAGAGATTGCTCAACGTGAGGCAGATGCAGCAGCATTTGCAGCAGAGCAAGCAGCAAGAGAGGCTGAAGAGGCTGCCCGCCTTGCAGCCAAAGGAGCAGCACAACAGAAGTTATTATCCCTTGGTCTAACAGCCGAGGAAATCGCAGCACTTACCAAGTAAGGACAACTAATGACTAAAGCCCGTGATATAGCGAGTGCAGCCCCTGCACCCTCTACCGTATCTGCAACAGAGTTAGGCTACCTAGATGGTGTCTCTTCTGCTATTCAGACACAGATAGATAGCAAGATAGGTTCCGCCTCTGCAATCAATCCAACTATTGTAGATGCTAAGGGTGACATTATTGCAGCCACTGCTGCTGATACTGTCGCTAGACTTGCAGTAGGTGCTAATAACACAGTCCTTACGGCTGACAGTTCTACAGCAACTGGTCTTAAATGGGCTGCTGTTGCTGCTGGTGGAAAAGTTTTGCAGGTTGTATATGGTTCAACATCCACAGGAGTATCATCTACAACAGCGACTTATGTTGATACAGGTTTAAGTGCAAGCATTACTCCAACACTAAACACTAGTAAAGTTTTAGTTTTAGTAAATCATCAAGAGTGTGCAAAAACTGGTGATACTAGAATGAGAATGAAATTATTAAGAGGTGCAACGGATATTTTGCAAATAGCACAAAATATGGGAAATTCAAATTCAGGTCTTTACTATCAATGGGCTTCTATGAGTGCTAGTTATTTAGATGAACCATCAACAACATCCTCAACTACATATAAAACACAATTTAATAATCAGGATGCAACTGGAACTACTTATGTTAATGGTTCAGGAACTTGCGTTTCAACAATTGTTTTAATAGAAATAGGTGCATAATGGCTAAAGGTTCAGATGTATTAAATATGTTAATACCAAATGGTGGTTGGGCAATAACTGGTAATGATTATGAAGGCATCCAATTTATTGAAGCAGAGCCAATTACTAAAGCAGAGTTTGAAGCGGGCTTTGCTCAATATGATGCTTGGAAAACAGAACAGGATGTTGCAAAAGCGCAGGCTAAGACAGCACTACTAGCACAACTAGGTATTACAGAAGAACAAGCAAAACTTTTACTTTCTTAATTAAGGAGCACTGTGGCTGGAAGAGACCTGACCGAAGGCAGAGCAGAACGTGCCATTGCTGTTGATGTTGGTATTGTTTCTACAAGCCAATACTGGCAAAACACATCTGACTCATATGATGTAGCAGTTGGTGGACAACCATTCTTCTATGCCATAAATGACCAACGTCCATACATTAGACAGACTGCACCTTACAAGAAGGACCAGTTTGATAATGGAGCAGAGCCAGGTGAGCAATCACTTACTGGTTGGTGGATTAGAAGTCAATCATCTTTCCACGGTGGAGAGGGCATTAAGTTCTATGACCCATCTGCTGGCGAGACAGTTGCCCATAGATATACAGATAGCAAGGGTGTTAATGTCTGGACTAAGGGCGAGGTAACTCTACTTAAGAATACAACCTCTACTCACTATACAACTGGCCCTGTTCAATCTAATGGTAAAGCATTTCAACAAGCACGCTCAATTAAGTACGGCACTACTGATGGCATCCTACTATGGGATGAGTATGATGTAGATAAGATTGCTGCAGATGGAACTGTTACTCACTTTATAGATTCTGCTGCAGGCACAGACTATCCTGTCTATGCAATCTGCGATGACGGCACTACTGCTTATTGGGCTATCCGTATTCTTGATTCAGGTGTAGATAAAACTGTTCTTTATAAGAAGGCTTTGACCCTTACATCTGGTGATGCTGCTACTGAAATGTTTAAAACTAATAGCATTGTAATCAGCAAGGGTGTAATGGAGTATGTTAAAGACCGTATTGTACTTTGTATAAACAATAAGATATTTGAACTATCCTCATCTGCATCATCTTTACCTACTGCTTTGTATACCCATTCAGATGATGACGTAGTATTTACATCTATCACAGCATCTGGTCCTGCTATCTATATTGCTGGCTATAGCGGTATTCAATCATTTATCTACAAGTTTACTCTTAATACATCTGGCGTTATGCCAACCCTTACCACAGCCATTACTGCAGCAGAGATGCCAGTTGGTGAAATCATCCACAAGATTTACTACTACTTAGGTTATATGATGATAGGGACAAACAAGGGAATCCGTGCAGCAGTTGTCTCTGACCAAGATGGCTCCATTAACTATGGTCCACTCATTGTGGAAACCACTCAGCCTTGCTATGACTTTGCTGCACGAGACAGATTCGTCTGGTGTGCAACTGGCGTAGATGGTGCTCCTGGAGTCATCCGTATTGACCTTGGTAATGAAATAGAAACATTGCGCTTTGCGTATGCAAACGATTTATATGTGAGCACTATATCAGGATATGAAACTACTGGTTGTGCTTTCGCTGGAGATACAAGTAGACTTGTCTTTGTTACTACAGCAGTTAATGCTGGCACTATTACTAACAAGGCGTTAACATCTAACGTAGCAACCCTAACCACTTCATCTGCACACGGACTTGCAGTTGATGACCAGGTATGGGTAGAGGGTGTTGACTCAACATTTAATGGTAAGTTTACAGTTACTAGCGTACCTACAACTACTACATTTACCTACGCCAAAACTGCTAGCAACGTATCATCTACAGCCGTATCATCAAGCCTTGCTAAAGTTAATAAAGTAGGTTCAATTAATATTGAAGATGCATCTACTCTTACGTCTAGCGGTTATTTAACTACTGGTTATATTAGGTATGGAACACTAGAACCTAAGAACTTTAAACGCTTACT